AAGTCAACTGTAAATAAAGCCGGTAACTATACGAAGCCGACTATGCGTAAGAGGCTTTTTGAGAAGATTAAAGCTGGTACCAAGGGTGGTAAAGCCGGGCAATGGTCTGCTCGAAAAGCCCAGCTTCTTGCAAAAGAATATAAAGCTGCAGGTGGTGGTTATAAATAATGTCATTAAGAAAAAGTCAACAAAGTCTTAGAGAATGGACAAAACAAGATTGGGGTACAAAAAGTGGTAAACCGTCTGCGAAAACGGGGGAAAGATATCTCCCGAAGAAAGCGATTGCAGCATTATCAGACTCAGAATATGAAGCAACAAGCGATAAAAAAAGAAAAGATACAGCAGCCGGAAAACAACATTCACCTCAAACAAAAAAAGCTAGAAGAGTAGCTAGACAGTTTAGAAACATAGGTGGACCAGCAGGAGTAACTCAAGCTCCACCAGAGTTTCTACAAGAGATAGGTGAATATAGTAAAGCTAAACCTGTTAGTCCTTACGAATCAATACAACTAAATAAAGAACAATTAAGTAATGACCCAGTTATTGCAAATGTACAAAAAGTAGGTAGGGTTGTAAAATCTTTTTTTGTACCAGAAAACCCTATTGATTTTGTTTTAGCTGGTATTACTCCATTAAAAGCTGCATCTAAAATTAAATTACTAGATGATGCAGGAACTGTTGTTAGTGATAAAGTTGCACAAAGAATTTTTAATGTTGAAAAAGAATTAAAAGATATTAAAGATTTAGAAAAAAGAAATTTAAAAATTGAAGACGATTTATATTCTAATAAAATATCTGATGAAATGTTTGATTTACAAACAGGAAAAAATATAGAAGTTATTGAAAAGATAAAAAATAAAGTAATAGATAGAGTTAGCACAAGCTTAGATAAAGTTATAGAAAACAGAACTATACCAGAGTTAAATCCTAAACTAGGAAGTTTGGGAATAAAACAAATATTAAACGCTGCAAAAACAACTAAAAATAAAAACATAATTAAAAACGTAGGTGCTAACTTAAGTTCTCCCGGAATAAGTTTTACAGGCAGATACGGTACATCAAAAGTAAGTCCTAACACTTTAGAAGATATTCAAGATGCTTTACAAACACAAAAACCTAAGTTTACTACAGAAGGAAAAACATTAATGAATCCTATTGAAGCTAGAGAAACAGGTGCTTATTTACCTACGACTTTTAACATAGGAACAGAAGCAAAACCTTTTTTTGTTAGCCCAAAAAAACTTGCTAATAAATTAGATAAAAGTAATGAAGGAGAAGATTTTTTTAAACTAAGAACAACTGAAAAAGATTATCTTACAGACTTAGAAACAGCTATAAAAACAGAAGGCTACAAGCCAAACCCTATCCAAATACAAATTCAACCTACTGGCAACGCTACAGTTTATGAAGGAAACCATAGACTTTACAGAGCATTAACTAAAGGAGACAAAGAAGTTCCTGTAACATTTATGTATACTGCGGGAGCTGAAAGATTAAATGTTCCTTTTGGTATAAAGCAATTAGAAACTTTTGTAGCAGAAGGTGCGAAAGGATATAAAACAGAAAAAGAATATTTAAAATATATTGACGAAGTAAATAAATCTTATAAAAAGTAAAATGAAAGAAGGATACATAAAAAGAGCTACGTCTACTATACCATTTGGATATGAGTTAGTTGACGAGTCTAGTTCTTTTTTAAAACCTATTGATGAAGAGTTAGAAGCTTTGCAGATTGCAGAGAACATGGTAGTAAACGAAGAAGTATCGTTACAAGCTGCATGTGATTGGTTAGAATATAAAACGGATAGACGAATGTCTGCTCCGGGATTAAAAAAACACATAGATAAAAAATATGGATTACGAAGCGAAAGATTGGGAACTGAACCCACATCTTTACTTGCAAGATAAAGACGGTAATTTTGTAAAGAATAAAGATGGTACGCCTCGTAAAAAAGGTGGTAGACCTCCTAAAGATGCAGAAGATGCAGCACGTAGAACTATCACTCGTAAACAAAAGAACATTCAAAAGCTTGAACAAAAATTAAACAACGCTAGAAAATCGTTCAAGAAACAAAAAGAAACACTTCAAAAACTTGATAACACTAAAGAAGGTGTTGTTACTCCTGATGATTTAGATAACTTACCTAAAGCTGTAAGAGAACAACTAGATAATCATCAAGTATTATTCCATCCTAACGAAGGTCCACAGACAGACTTTCTTGCTGCTGGTGAGAAAGATGTGTTATACGGTGGAGCTGCTGGTGGTGGTAAATCTTATGCTATGTTAGTTGACCCGCTAAGATACGCACATCGTAAAGCCCATAGAGCTTTGATACTAAGAAGGTCTATGCCAGAGTTACGAGAGATGATTGATAAGTCTCGTGAATTATATCCACAAGCATTTCCCGGTGCTAAGTTCAGAGAAGTAGAAAAGCTTTGGAACTTTCCAAGCGGTGCAAAGGTTGAGTTTGGTTTCCTTGAGAGAGATGCAGACGTATATAGATATCAAGGACAAGCTTATAGTTGGATAGGTTTTGATGAGATAACTCACTTACCAACAGAGTTTAGTTGGAACTATCTTGCTTCACGTCTTAGAACAACTGACCCAGAAATACAAACATATCTTAGATGTACTGCTAACCCCGGAGGTGTTGGTTCGCAATGGGTAAAGAAAAGATATATTGAACCTAACGAATCAAACAAATCCTTTATGGGAAGTGATGGACTTACCCGTAAATTTATACCTGCCAAACTTGCTGATAACCCATACCTTGCAGACGATGGTGTTTATGAGCAAATGCTTAAGTCTTTACCACCCATTCAAAGACGACAACTATTAGAAGGTAACTGGGATGTAGCTGAAGGAGCAGCTTTTGTAGAATTTAACCCAACAGTTCATGTTATTTCTCCTTTTGCTCTACCTTTACACTGGGAAAGAGTTAAAGCAGTTGACTACGGATATGCTGCAGAAAGCTGTTGTTTATGGGGAATTATGGACACAAATGACGGAACTTTGATAATTTATCGAGAATTATACAAAAAAGGCTTGACAGGAGAAGAATTAGGTGCTATAATAACAGATATGGAGACAGAAGACCCATTCTCGGTGAATGGTGTTTTAGATACTGCAGCATGGGCAAGAACAGGAACAACTGGTCCAACTGTAGGAGAAAGTTTAATTAAAGCTGGTCATAAGTTAAGACGAGCTGATAAAAATAGAATACAAGGTAAAATACAAATACACGAGTATTTAAAGATTAGAGATAATGGTAGACCAAGGTTACAAATATTTAACACTTGTCCGAACTTAATAAGAGAGTTACAGTCTATACCATTATCTAAAACTAATCCTGAAGACGTAGACACTAAAGCTTCAGACCACGCATATGATGCATTGCGTTATATGATAATGAGCAGACCAAGAATGGAAAGCCCATTAGAAAGGATTAGAGGTTTAAAACGTGAGATGTACAAACCAATAGATTCTACATTTGGATACTAGGATACATGGCAGAAGATAATACATTTTTAAATGCTGATAACATCTACGAAGAAGTAGAAGGTGAGTCTGGTAAAAATTTAACATTGCCTGATGACCAGCGTAGAAATCTTATTGGTATTATCAAAGGTCGTTATGCTCAAGCAGAAGATGCTAGAGAGACAGATGAAAGAAGATGGTTACAAGCTTACGAAAACTACAGAGGTCTGTATAACAAATCAATAAAGTTTAGAGACTCTGAAAAATCTAGAATCTTTGTAAAGATAACTAAAACAAAAGTACTCGCTGCTTTTGGTCAACTTGTTGATGTTATCTTTGGTACAGGTAAATTCCCAATAGGAATTAGTGAAACTAAAATACCTGAAGGCGAAACAGATTATGCACACCTTGATACTTCTAATCCTGTACCGGGAATAGAAACTACAGAAGGTGAGATACCAGATGATATTGGTAATAGAATAGATAGCCCTTATGATGTTGGTTACGAAGGAGATGGTAGAACTTTAAAACCCGGTGCTAGTTTCTACAATGGTATATTTGAAGATTCTATTGAAGACCAAGCGGAAAACGCTGGTATACTTGTAGATGGTACAAGTCCTGACCCACAAGCAATAGAATTAAAACCTGCTGAAAGAGCTGCAAGAAGAATGGAGAAACTAATCC